AAGTTATAACAAAGTTTGAATAAGTATAAAAAAGTTTGAGTAAGATGTGTCTGCGGCATGGTGCTGCAAACACATTTTTAGGGGGTTTTATGATTTCGGTTACTGCTTATTCGTTTGATTTTTTGGAAGAGCTTTTAAATCATTTGCTTGGCATTGAAGAAGAAGAATACGAGTACGACGAGGACGGCGTAGCGTATTGGTATGACGAAGAGAATGAAGTTTGGTATTGGTACGACGAAGAGTCGGACGAATGGTACGAGTGCGAAGAAGAGTAATCTAGGGTGGGCGGCTAATAACCGTCCACTTGTATGATTTCCCCGCGAAATTCAACGTGGTCTGTGCACCATACATGGAACAACTCAGGCCACAACAGTTGCCCATCCTTGAAAGTCAGCAAAGCAAAGCCAGATCGGTGGTTTAGCGGGTTGTGTTCAGAGTATGCGAATTGAGGGCCGTAAGGGTCTGCCAATGTCCCTGTATCCACGCCAAACCGATTCCCGTTGTAGTCAGCGTAAGGAGTCACTTTTAGGCTGTGCAAGTGCCCTGTGATAATGCTTGTGCCAGCCCCTACCGTGTTGTTATGGGTAGCATGGATGCCGCCCTTGTATCGGTGTTTAACAATTACCTCTTGAGTTAACCAGACCGACCAGCAAAACTCCCAGGCTTCAAAATGATCCTCAAGCTTAAACCCTGGGGTTTGAATGTATTGGGGCGCATTAGCCGCTAAACGGGCCGCAAATCGTGCATCGTGATTTCCCATAGTCCACACTAGCTTTGCGTTATGTCGGGCGTTTTTGGCGGTTTCCTCTACTTCCCCAAGCATTGCTTTGCAAGCGTTAAGCTCTTGGATTACAGAAGGCAGTTTATCCCAGCCCATAGGTGGATGGCGAGATATGACCGCTCCATCAAAGGCATCCCCGTTGCAGATCACTGCTTTGGGAGCGTATGTCTCAATTGCGTATAAAAGAGCTTTAAACGCCGTAGAGCGTATGCCAGGCCAAAAGTGCGCATCAGAAAACACAATAACTGTGCCATTTTCTATCCCCAAGTTAATTTGATTGGGGAAAATGTATTGGCGATAAACCCAACGCCGGTCACTTACTGGCATCGCCATGCCGTATTTTTCTTCTTTGCGCCTGCGCCTAGCGTGGACTGCTCGTTCTGAAATACCCAATTCTTTTGACACTAATCTTGCCGATTGCAACCGATCCCAGCATTCCAAAAACTGTTCTTCAGTAATCATAAGATTCCTACAACAACGCAGCCTCGGCTTTTCTTCGCTTGTCTAACCCTGGAAGAACTTTGCCGCCAGCTTTATTCCATAACAACAATTGTTCTTTGGCAGCATCCCAATCCTGCTCATTGATTTTGCGTTTTAATGTGCTGCTCTGAAGTCTGCCGACCCCAAGGTTATAACAGAAATCTATGATGGCATTACACTTACGCTCATCTGTTAAGAGAATGGGGCAATTACGCAACACTCCTGGCAGGTAGGTAAATTGCAGTTCGTGTAGCAGCAAAGCCTCTGCATCAGCTTCAGATATTGGTGGATCAGACAGACTAACCTTTTCACCATGCCCATAATAGGTAGAACCATACCCAATTGTGGGAATGCCAGCAGGACAGAGATAAGGCTTGCTTCTGAAGCCCTCAAACTGCTTGCAGAGGGCTATGGCTATGTCTAGGTTCACACGTGCGACCAAGTATTTTTGCGCCGAATGTCGCAAACAGTTGTTTGTGGCAAATTATATTTAGCCATTAATTTTGATAATGGTAAATTTTCAGATCGAATGCTTTTTACAATTTCTTCTGTGACTTTAGCCCTTGGATTGTTTTCGCCTTTGCGGTCATTAAAACGACCTTTGGCTGCGCAATCTTGCATATTTAACTTGGGATTGCCAACAAATAAATGAGCAGGATTAACACATTTACGGTTGTCGCATTTGTGACAAAGATGCTGCGAAGAATTTAACAATGAGCCATTTGTTAGTTCCCACGCAATTCGATGCGCTCTTTGCATTAAATATCTTCCGGTTCCATCATTTTTTGGAACACCAAAATTGCCATATCCGCCTGTGTCAATAGACGCTTGCCATTCCCAGCAATCGTCAATCCCAAGTTTGTTTACTTTTGCCCAAAAACGATCAGACAAGCTACCACGAACATAATTGAATGCTTTTCCCATTACAGACCTCGTTTCATTAAAGACCTGTCGATCATCCAATAATTTATCACTCCTGTCAATAGCGCCATATCGTCAGATGCCCAAGAATGCGCAAAAATATCTGCTGCTGGCTGGCCTCCAAGCCAAGCCATGTACATAGATGCACCTTTAGCAAGACCATACATTGCAAGCAGGTAATACGTCATTACAGGCCGCACAGAAGCAGACAGACTAGCCACCCATCCACCAGCCGCCTTGACCATTTCTGTTTGCTGTTCTATCGCCGAGTTAAAAGCATTCATAACACCTGCGTCAACGGTGGCCTCCCGCTGCGCACCTATCTCAGCTAGTTTCTGTTGGCCTCGCAGGGTTTCCAATTGGCACTGCTGCTGGAACATAGCCAACTCATGGGTGCGCTCGTCCTTCTTGTCCAGCCACTTTAAGACTTCAGGCGCAAGACGGAAGATGCCACCCAGCAACGAACCAAAAACACCACCGGAAAGGATTTCAAACATTTATTTCCCCAACAATAAAGTGATCCACCAAACTACTAAGCCAAGAACCAAGATCACAATTGAGCCGCCTAAAAGCCAATTGATAAACTCGTCCATCTCTTTTTCTTGGCAGCAGCATTCTTTTCGTCCAAGATTTCTTGTTTCTTTCGCTGCTGGATGATGTTGTTGCGCTCAATCATCAGTTGCTGCCAAAGATCAGCATTGCCAGACATAACCATGTAGTTATTCAACTCACGCTCGGCATCAGCAAGCTGTTTTGCTTGCATGACGATTTGGAAAGCCTGGGCGGTGTCAGACCCAGCAAATCCCGTTTTAGGCTTAGACGCTGCTTTTTGAACGATGTCCTTTGCCTCAAAGAACTTCATCATGTCGCCGCTAATTGCCTGAATATCTTTACCCAAAGCTATGGCAGCTTTCACCCCCTTTACGGCGGCTTGCGCTGTCGCAAAGGCGGTGATCGGATCAATCATTTAGCGTGGGTTAAAAACGTAAAAATTACGCTTGCCATGCCAAACAGCATAGCGCCAGCAGCGCTCATTAAAATTTGCTCCATCCTTTTTAGACGAGCGTTAATCTGCTCATACCGTTCCGCACAAACGGCTTCATGGGAATTTAGGCGGGCTTCTGTTTCGGTCATGATTTTTGGATAAATGCGAGGGCGTAATATGTCGGCAAGTTAGTGCCAACGCTGCTTGTAACCGATGAAGTGAAACCTCCGGTATTGCCTACGGAATAGGTATTACCAGCACCCACAACAAAGGAATCTTTAAGGTTTGGCGTTCCGTTAGAACCATCGCAAAGGTAATACCCAGATGGGACGGAAGCAATTGAGCCAGACCACATAATGATGCCGCCAGATGGAACTGCACTAACTGCCGAGGTTGTGCCAATGATTCCATACAAGTTATCGTATGTCTGAATTACAACGTTGGACGAATCTGTAAGGACAAATTTGTAATTAGAACCAGCGGTGAGCCATATTTCTTGCGGAGGCCGGCCATCAGTGCCAAGTTGAATTGGATTGGTGTTAGCAACCGAGCCTGCCGATGTTGTATACGTTGCAGCAGGCGTAGATGACCCAGCCAAGTAAGTGTAGATATATCCACCGTTTAGAGGGATGCCGGTCGTGGTAAAGAATTGAAATCCGTTACCGATGGGGGAAAGATTAACGCTCATTTGCCAATGTCCTTTAATGATGTTACGCCAGCGGCTGGCTCTAATGCTTTTTTGGTTTCTTTGGCTGCTTTAAATTTCTGAACTTGTCCGCGAACCATGCTGCCAACAGGAATCCCAAACTTTCCTCCACCAACGGCGTTAGCAACATCTTCCAAGCCTCCAGCAATGCGTCCAGCCATTGCACCGACTAATGTGTTGGAATTGTTTACAAAAGCGCCTTTAGGCTGGGCTTGCGTGTATTTAGCCACATTGCCCAATGTTTTCAGCGTAGACGATGCGTCAGGGTTAAACACAAGGTTTAGCTTTTCAGACTTGTCTAATTGGTTAAGGGCTTTATTAAACGCTGCTTGCGAGAAGTTGCCAGAACTATCCACCGCCTTTTCACGCAACCAATTTAACGTTCCTGCGCTCATATGCTGATGCGCAACAGAATCACGGCCCAATTGGTCAATCATTGTTTTTACATTGTCACGAGTACCATTCACAACAAACTTATCAATGAATTTATCAGGCGAAACGCTATCTTCTACCGCAGCCTTATAAGCTGGGTCTTTTTCAAGCATTTGGAATCGAGCTTTGGCAGCAGATCGTGCGTCATCAGCCAGAGGCTTAAGTTGCTTTGCTCCCTCTTGCAATGGAAGATTCTCAAGTTCTTGAATCATTACTGACGCTGCGCGGCGCGTTGTCCCATCCGTGCTTGTGCGAGCAATGTCGCCAAGATTTCGTCGCAGACTCAAATAGTCCTCAAACGTCATTGATTTTTCTGCTGCCATGCGGCTAAGTTCAGCCATTTGGCTTGTCGGCGCGTCATTGGAAAGCAAGTCTTTTTTCAATGCCGTTTTGACGTTATCCAGCAAGGCAGGCGCATCAATAGGGAATTCTCCACCAGCAGCATCACGCAAAGCCTGATATTTTTGATTGATAACAGCATTACGCTCAGCATCCAATTTTTTGTATGTGTCAATCAATGAATCACTGTTTTCTATGGTTTTTGTACCATAGGCATCAGGGGCCGCCATTTCACGGATTGCATCCATATTTTTAATAAGTTGCCCGTTTTGCTCATTGAAACGTGCAGCTAATTCTGGGTCTGCGCCTCGGCGGTTTTGCTCCATAGACAATTGAGTAACGTCACCCGTAGCTTGTCCATTAGTAAGGCGCACCGGCTCGGGCAAAGAATCTGCCTCAATGTGGCGCTGTAATACAGGCACGTTTACCTTGTTTACAGGCACACTGCTAACCGCTTGCTTAAGTTCGGGGCTGGCACTTGCCAATGCCGCTTTGATGGTCGTTTCAGTAGGCACAGCCGCTGCACCAACTGATCCAGGCGTTACTGCCTCAATCGTGTACTCAGGCAAAGCCGCTTTGATTTTGTTAAGCCCTGCCTTTACAGGCTTAATCCCCGCAGGCAAAGCCATCATTGCAGCGTTAACACCTTGTTCAATGTCCGTTGGGCTAATACCTGTGCGTTTGCCTAATTCCTCTGCGCCTTGGGCTAACGCGCCGCCAACCGCTTGCTGCGCTTGAGTGGGCAGTGAACCCTGATAACCAGGCGTTCCGACCGTTCCAGTAAGCCGACCAACAGGGTTTGCCAATGCTTGCGCAACTGGTTGTGATGCGGCGGTTGCTTCTTCTGGGCTTAAGCCAAATGCACGACCAGCACCATATCCAACTGTTCCAGCGATAGCGGAAGGGATATTGCCAGGAATATCAAGAATTGAGGCAATCTCGCCTGGTGCGCGTTGTTTGAGTTGCAATGCTTTTTGAAATGCTTGGGCTACGATGCCTTGTGGCTTGGGTTGATAAGCCTGTAATTCCGCAGCAGTTGGGCCACCTTGACCGCCTCGACCGCTTCCACCTACTTGCGCAGGCATATCAAGAAAGTCTGCAAATGTGCCTGTTTGCGGTGCGGCTGCCGATGGCGTTAAATTCATGCGCCCAAGTTCACGGGTCAAAGAAATAACGTCAGCTTGTGCCGATGGGTCTGTTGCGGCTCGGGCTTTAGCTTTTGCAAATTCCGATTGCAATATGGCAGCGCGGTCAACGTCCTTTGCCCGCTGATCGGAAGGAGTTACCGTTGCGGGCGCTTCAAGGAAATCGGCAAATGTAGGCATTATCGAATAATCCCAAGTTGTTTAGCCATTGCACGTTTTTGACGCAATGCAGCAAGTTCCGCAGGGCTCATTGCTTGCATCATTTTTGCGCGTCCGATTGCGACATTTCTTGGAAGAAACGAGGATCAGCAGCATTTTGCCATTGTAAAAGTTTATTTTGATAGGCAACAGGGTCGCCCGTAGCGGCTTGCAAGAAATTAGCTTTAGCGGCGTTATATTGCTCTTGCCCAATCAATTGATTAGTAACGCGCAGCATTCCTTCCTTGGTCATCTTGGTGTTGGGGCTGGCAAGCTCAGCCAATCCACGAGCAGCATCAGTATTGCCGCCTGCAAGTTGCAGGAGCTTGGTATTCTTTGCCAATTCGTCAGTGGATGCGCTTTCCAGTTCGTTGTAAGGTATTCCAATAGACTGCGCCAAATTAGCAACAAATTGTTTTTGTCAGCCAATGCGCCTGTGTAAGACTCGGGAATTAGCTTTTTAATGTTTTGATACAACGCAATCTTTTGCGGCGCTTCGCTGGCTTTTTGCGATGTTGAAGTCCAATCCGAACCCAAAGTTGTGCCAAGATTTGCCTGTAAGTTTGCCGTAGCTGGGCCAACACCTGCTTGAATTGGGCCTTTTTGACGTTCAGATAACGAGCCAAGATATGTAGACGCACCAGTTGGGCTGACAACCTGCGTTGATGGAGGTAATTGTGCTTCCGTCATTGGGCCAGCTTGTTGGCCTGGCGTTTGAACTGCCAAAGCTCCGCCTGTAGTTACCGGCATAGTTCCTGCGCCTGTGCTAATCATCTGGGTGGCAGGGAATAAACGATTCAAATGCTCAGATGCTTCCAATGATTTCAAACCATTACGACCAACCCACAACTGCAATTCGGCAGGCGTTCCGGTTTTAGGAATTTGCGCTGTTGATTGTTTAATTGCGTCCTCTCCAGCCCCGCTATTTTTTAGCGTTTTGGTCATGGATTCAACAATATCATCAGGCGACAAATCTTTTTTGTAGCCAACCCCAACAATTCCCGCGCTGCGTTAGATTGGAATTCACGCAATTCTTGAATTTTCTTGATATTTGCTTCGCTGGTTGCTGCGCCAATTCGAGGCTGCGCAGTTCCTGCCGCCACATTTGCCTCAGTTTGAGCGCGTTGAGATTCAGCTTGCGCACGAGCAATGTCAGGCGCATAAAGTGCTTTTGCTTTTTCAAGTTCAAGTTGACGCTGTTGCAACGCCAAAGGATTCATCTGCTGCGCTTGCTGGTATTGCTGAACACCAGAGGCAAGATTCATCATATCCGCAAGGGAATTTTGCGGATTTGCCAAGTTAGTGTAGCCAGTGAAATAGTCTGCCATATCTAATCCTTATTTTGGTGGGGCAAGCAAGGACGCCAAGAACGTGGAGTTAGCCAAACCGGTAGTGCCTTGGCTTGCTGCTTGAGCTTTACCAATAGCTGCGGCTGCTTGTGCGTTAGCCAGTGCGGTGTTCAAATCGGTTGTGCCTTTGCTGTATGCAGTTCCAGCAGCTTGCGCGCCTGCGTTTGCCGTTTGACCAATGCCTGCCATGTTTGCAAGATTGTTGTAAATGTTATTACGCTGGCCTTGATAGTTGTTAAACGCATTTTGGTATGCGTTGCCTGCATAGTCTTGAGTGTATCTCTGCAAGCCTTGCAATGTATTGCCAGACAATGCGCCACCGCCAACGTTTGCAGCGCGTTGATTAGCCATTTGCCCTTGCTGGAGCATAAAGTCGTAATTGGGAGCTAAGCCTGCGGCAAGATCAGCGGCGTTAAATTGATGAGTTAAATAACCTGTATCAGCCAGTTTATTGATCTGATTAAGACCGCTTATACCCGTAGCTTGATAAGGCGCTTGAAACCCTAATTGCTGGTTGTAAATGTCTTTCAGAACGCCCTGCGATGCAGTATTAGCCGCCGTGGTTGCGTCCAAGCCTGTATTGATTGCGCTAGTCAGATTTGCAGCATTGCCTGCGCCTACTGCGCCAGAAAGCAAAGTGGCTAATTGCGTACCTGTTAGACCGGTTGCATCTTGCAATTGTTTAACCAAATCAGTAGCAGCAGAACTGCCAGAAGAAATCGCATCTTTTGCTTTTTGAACAAGAGTATCTGTAAGGCTAGACAATAAACTGCTGCCTGCGCCTGTACCAGCAGCAGCAGAAAGTGCGTCTCCAGTCAATTTGCCAGCGGCGGCTCCAGCAGCACCAGCCGCGCCAGGGCCAAGTCCAGATGCGACCATCTCATTTAATGATGTTGCAGCGGGAGTCCCAGCGGCTAAATTTGCAGCAACACCTCCTGCACCAACAAGGTTTGACAATAAACTTCCCGCGCCAACAGTTCCCGCAGCAGCAGCAAGTGCTTCTGGTGTTAGCGCTCCAGCAGCAGCGCCATACGCACCGGCAGAACCTGGCCCAAGACCCGATGCTACCATTTCATTCAATGATGTTGTGGCGGGAATTGTTCCAGCCGCTGTTGTGCCAGCCAACAAATCTGCGGCAGTTAAGCCAGCCCCTGATCCGACAATAGCAGGGTTAATACCAGCGTCAATAGCTGCCTGTAATGCGGATGCGTTTGTTCCATATCCCGCAGTGCCTGATAAAGATTCAATTGCGGCAGGAGTTAAATTAGTTACCGCAGGCAATCCCAAGCCAATGCCAGACGCAGCCGCAAGTTCAGCAGGAGTTAAAGCTCCAGCAGCCGCGCCAGCCGCACCGACGGAACCAGGAGCCGTGCCTGACGCAATCATTTCGTTGATTGACGTTCCTGCGCCGCCAGCGCCTGTTAATTCTTCAGCAGCACCGCCACCAAACAAGTCGGTAGCAGCAGAACCAAATAAATCGCTAAGCGCAGGAGCAAGGAAATTAGCACCGATTGCGGCAAGCCCCAAAGGAGCAAGGGTTTTCCCCATGTCCAACAATTGAGAACCAATACCGCTGCCTCGATTTTCAACTTTACCCGTAGGATTACCAGCCAAATCAAGGTAAACGTATTGGCTTTTCCCGTTGTCGTAACGATAACCAACAGGCGGCTTTGTCAAGTCATCCATCAAAGTGTCGCCACCATGCCCGCCTAATTTTGGGCATAAACGGGTTCAACATCAGTTCCTAATACTTGTCTAGCATTAGATGCAAAATTAGACAAATTATTTGTGTTATCTGAAGGAGGCGCAACATATTGATTAGTTGCTTTTAGTTGTTGCACTTGTTGCGGAGGCAAACCATAAGCATCCAATCCAGCAGCAATCCTAGCTTTGTACATATCAGAGCCAACAGGCGCAGCTTCTTGACCATACATTGCACCAGCTTTTGTTGCTTCATTTATTGCCGTAGAAGCAAATGCTCCAGAATCAATTAATTTTTTCCTGCTGAAAACGCAGAAGAATCAACGCCTGGCAACGTTTTAATAACATCTTCTGGGATGCCAAGTTGAATTGCTGATTTAACTGCAAGCGCAGGATTTTTTAAATCAACATCATATTTTTTTAGAATTTGCTGAACTACTGCGTCATAGGGGACTACTTGACCATCAGCCAATTTGATATTTGTGCCAACAAATTTATTTTTAGGATCAAAATCCCATTGATTAGACGGCTTCCATGCCGTGACTTGATTTACAAAATCATTTGTATTTTTATCTGTCAAAATAGGCATATTCAATCCTAGACGTTGTAATAAGGGATTTTATAAGCGTTGCCATTTACGGTTACGTTTATAAACCCAACAGGGTTAGCGGGCAAGGTTGCAGACCCTGCGGTTGCCGTGCTTGCGCTTGAAAAGTTCAGCAAGTTAAGAAAAAACTGCTGCCAAGCGCGAGTAGGACGATTAGTTGTCGCGTCCAAAAAACGGCTTGAGGATATGGGTTAATTTGTTTTGTGTTTGATAAAGCCATTAGTTTTCCCCAACTGAAGATTTCAGATTTGCCGACACAATGACAGCATTTACAGGATCAGAGATTGCCACTTCATAAATACGGTCGCGGGCCGTGCCCAAACGCCGCCAAATTGCACGATTCCTATATTTGCCCAATTGTCCAATGCTGACCCAGTATTCTTTAGACCAAGTTGACCCGCCATCGTTAGACCAACGTAACATTGCTTTAGGGTTGGTGGTCGTGCTTGTGTCCACGTTTGAACTTACTGCTCCAATGATGTACTGAGCAATATCAGGAATTGAAAGCGTAGCACTACTAAGAATTGTGTAATTTAGGCCAAGATAAATAGTGTTTGAAGATACTGCCGCGCTTGGGGTAATAGACAACCCAGTTGTTCCGACACCTGGCTGGAACTGAATCTGCAATTCGTCAAAGTATTGACGCTGGAAGTCAGACACCAAATGAGGCGCACGGCGCAACCTACGAACGTTTGTTCCGTTGTCGGTGTAATTTTGTTTATCCAGAGAATAGATTTTGCCGTTGGAATAATCGCCAACTAAAACTTTGCCTTGGAAAGACGCAGAACAGTTACTCCAATGGCGCATATAAGTGCCATCAGAGGCCATCCCCAGCCATTTATGCCACATTGTGGTCGTGGAATCGTAAGCCCATGTAAGATTCAAAGTCGGGAATGTGACTACATAAACCTCGTGGCCTTCCAATTGGTAGGTGTAGGCGATAGCGTCATCAATGTATTGATTGGTCAGCGTATTTTCAACTGCGTGGGTTGATATACGCTTTGGTATATACCTTCCATTTGCATAATCTGCGCTTGGCCTCGATTGTTGCGCGACACATAGGCAAAAGAATTGCCTAAACGAGATACTGAGAATTGCGCAGCAATACCGTGCTGAGTTGATGTCCCAGGGATACGCTGGAAAGGGAAAGGAACCGCGCCAACATCTGTCCACACTTCAGAAGATGCTTCGCCCATTAAGTAGACTTCGCGGTGGTCAACAATCAACGCCACCAGCTTGTCCGGAGCTCCATCTTTTAGCGCGTAAGAAGTAGATTGAGATATTGGGCTAAGCAGGTCAGAAGAACCCCATTGCTGAGTGCCTGGGTTGTTGTAAACAAAATAATTGTCCACAATGTCAACCGATGTGCCGCCACTAAACGCTCCGTCAGTGCTTGGCAATACGCTGAAATT